TCGGGATGGCTAAGAATTCTGGTGGATGGTGGATCTCGAAACGGCGCCAGGATGCCCGTTGTGGCGCGGACATCAAAGGCTAGAAGCCGCGATCGGCCGTAAGCCGTAGGCGACCCTACCCCCCCCCTCTTTGCCCTTTTTGCGCGCGCGGGCGCACTTGCGCTCGCACTTGCGCTCGCACTGCGCCCGCAGTGCGCTCGCACTCCCCCCCCGTACCCCCCCCTCTTACGCGCCCGCGCCCGGGGGGGCGCGGGGCGCGTCTGCGCCCGCACTGCGCCCGCACTGCGAGCACACTGCGAGCGCGCGAGCGCAAATGCTCCCAAAAAAGACACACAGGAGGGGTGGATTTGGACAGAAGTGCGCCCGCGCGCTCGCACTGTGACCGCAGTGCGGGCGCACTGCGAGCGCGCGAGCGCAGTGCAGGCGCAAAGTGCCGCGCAGCGCCCCAGAGGCGCGCGCGCACGCGCTCTAGTTGGCTGATGATTTTAAGTATCATCCGGTAATGCAGAAAACATTCCTGGAATTCTTTGCTGGCATTGGCCTGTTCAGACTAGGTCTTGAGCTCGAAGGCTGGACCTGCCTCTGGGCCAACGACATCACGCAGGACAAATTTGACACCTATGCTGCCAATTTCGGGGGGGAGGATTTTTTTGTTGGCGATGTGTGGAAGGTGAATGCCGGCGACCTCCCGGCTCCTGCTGCCTTAGCCACAGCATCATTCCCTTGCACGGATCTATCGGTAGCGGGTGAGCGCGAAGGCCTAAAGGGGTCTGAGTCGGGCACCGTAGGCGCGTTCCTAAACATCCTTCACGCCCTGCGCCGGAAGAAGCGAGCCCCGCCCTTGGTTGTGCTCGAGAATGTTGTCGGCTTACTGACTTCGCATGAAGGCGCGGACGTTCGAGGACTTGTTTGGGAACTCAATCGAGCTGGTTACACCGTTGATCTAGTGCTAATTGACGCGGTTCATTTCGTACCACAGAGCCGGCCACGCGTTTTTTTGATTGGCGTGGACGACAAACTCGCCCCACGGTTTTTCACAGCCACCTCCTCAACATGTGACGAACTGGAATTTCGCGCCATACTCAATGAGTCGCACGACCTTCGCCCGAGGGTGGTTAGGGACACCGTCATGTCCAGCGTCGATCTTCGTTGGGGCATCCGTCGTCTACCGAAGCTTCCTACCCATAAACATCGCTTGGCCGATCTTGTTGAGGATATGCCGGACGAGTCGCCGCACTGGTGGGCCGCGGACCAGGTCAGCCGACTCCTCTCGCAGATGAGCGAGAAACACATCTCCACCGTGAACATCTGGAAGCAGGCCGATTCTTATAGGTACGGCACTGTCTATCGTAGAGTCCGAAAGACTGGAAGCATGGCCGAGCTCCGCTCCGACGGAATTGCCGGGTGCCTGCGCACACCGAGAGGTGGCTCCAGCAAGCAGATCGTCGTTCGCGCCGGACGTGGGCGCGTGGACGCTAGATGGATGACACCGCGTGAATATGGCCGACTGCAGGGCGTTCCAGACTCATTTGTCCACAGTGACAATCCAACAAAAGCATACTTTGGTTATGGGGATGCGGTTTGCGTTCCAGTAATTCGATGGCTCGCGTCAAAATACGCAGTCCCCGCGCTCGAACTCGTCTCTTCACCGCGACGCGTTGGCGGGGTGTGGGGGAGTGCGGGCGCACGCAGCAAAGTGCGCTCGCACTCGAGTGCGGGCGCTGTGTCCGGTTCGTCCGGTCGCGTCCGATCGGACAAACAGGACGTTGCGTGCGCTAATGCATTGTGCGAATCTCGCAACAGATGGAAACTTTGGTCGATTCACAAACGGCGCTAAACGCCCCGCCAGCCCCCAAGGAGGCGCCGCCCATGCGGATCGGGACCGGGCTGCCCGGCCCTGGCCGGCCGAAGGGCGTGCCGACAAAGCTGACTAAAACGATCAAGGAGGCGATAGAGCTCGCCTGCGCGCCGGGGGGTTGTCACCCACAGGGCCTCGCCGGCTGGCTGATAGAACGCGCTACGGGCAGCGTAGAGGATCGCAAAATCTTTGCCGGCCTGGTCGGACGCGTCATACCAGCGCAGCTGCAGGCCAGCATTGATGCAGGTGTGGTCGTTCAGCTTCCTTGGTTGACCGCTCGTAACATCCGGCCGCTCGGCAACTGCGCAGAAGATGCGCAAATCATCGATCCGCTCGAGAAGCCGGCCGAGCTCGCGATCGCGAACCCGGCCGCCTCGCGTTAGTCTCTACTCCGCTATACGGTTAATACGCTGATAGGAAAAGAAAAACGCCGTCACTTGGACGGCGTTGGAGGTTGCTGGGGGTGTTAATGGTGGAGGCGGTGGGAATTGAACCCGCGACCCGTAAGTCCGCGTCAGTGCTGGTTTTTTGCCATTTTCTGTTGGGTCCAATTCTTTGTAATACCCCCAACAATACCCCCAGCATAAGGATTTCCTTTTTTCCTTCTGTGCATTAGTGCTCCTCCTATTGATCAGTTAACGTCGCTACCCAGTCTGGATCAACGGTCCTTGCGTGGTCTAGGAATTTGCGTGTTAGCAACGCTCTCGCCAGCGACCACGGGAACTGTCGAGACGGTGGGCGAAACCGTTTGAGGTACGCGTGCACCCATGCCGGAGCGCGGGCGTCGGGATACCAGCGATTCCCGTTGTCAGATTTCCCAAATTGAGAAAGATGTTTCCACGTTAAAGTAAGGTCACTCATATTCATTCTCTCCAGAGTTGCATGGGTGCCGAAATGATAGACCGATTTCCATCTCAGCGCAACTCCCTGTTGCCACGGCCGCGACCGGCGCCGCCGACTTGCGAGGCGCCCTCCACCGCGGTGACTTCGTGGCCCCCACGCGCGCCAGGCCGCGAGCTCAGCGCGGTCACTGTCCGGGAGCGTGCCGGCAACCGCCCTGCCGGCGTCCAGCGCCAGGTGGTCGCCGCTCTGGGCAAGTGCGACGGTCTTGAGGTCCCTGCGCGCGAATTTCAGGCCGTGCGACTCGAGCTCGAGCTCGCGCGTGACCGCGGCGCCGAAAAGCTTAGAATGCACCCAGAACGCATCGAGCGCACCCCCCCTCCCCCCTCGTTCGGCAGGTGGGGGGGCGTGGTGAGTGAGGGGGCCCCCAGCCTCTCTGAACAGTGAGCAAAAAAAGTGGACATCAACAGTTACCTCCCTCGCGAAATCTTCGTTCCACTGCACAACCGCACGGCGCGCTGGGCGTGCGTTGTCGCGCATCGTCGTGCTGGAAAAACAGTAGCTCTATGCGCGGACCTGGTGATCGCGGCGTTGGAGTGTGCGTTTGAAAAACCGCAGGTGGCGTATTTGAGTCCGTTTCGGGAGCAGAGCAAGCGTGTTGCGTGGACCTACTTGAAGGATTTGACCAAGCCGCTCTGGATCAAATCGCCCAACGAGAGCGAATTGAAAATCACCATTCGCACTGCGCGTGCTGGAGATTTTGCGACGATTTATTGCGGGGGTGCCGACAACGAGACGGCGTTGCGTGGTTTGTATTTGGATCAGGTCGTGCTCGATGAGGTTGGGCAGATGCGTCCGAGCACTTGGTACAGTGTCATTCGGCCGACGTTGTCGGATCGCATTGGGAGTGCGTTATGGGCTGGGACGCCTGCTTCCAAGAACTTTTTCTGGCAGTTGCGCGAGGAGGCTCGTTTGAACCCCAAGACGCATTTGTTGTTGGAGTTGCCGGCGAGTCGTACCAATGTATTGTCGGTGGAGGAGCTGCGTGATGCGCGCGCGCAGATGACCGAGGAAACTTACCAGACTGAATATGAGATTTCCTTCGATGCCAGTGTACCAGGCGCGTACTACGCCAAACTGATAGGGGATGCGTATGAGCAGGGCAGGGTGGGTGATCACTTGCGGGATGCGGAAGTTATGGTCGATCTGGTCGCGGATCTGGGTTATACGGACAGTTGTTCGTGGTGGGGTTGGCAGACTGTGCCGGGCGGTTACCGAATTTGTGACTTTTATGAAAACGACGGGCAGCCGATCGGGCACTACATCGAGTGGGTCAAGTCGCGGCCGTATAAAGTCGGCACGGTCTGGCTCCCGCACGATGCCAAAGCGAAAAGCCTGCAAACGGGCAAGTCGATCATCGAGCAGTTCCTGACCGCCGGCATTATGCCGCGGTTGGTGCATGAATTGTCCTTGCAGGATGGTGTTGAGGCGGCGCGACTGGTGCTGCAGAAGTGCTGGTTTGACGAGAAAACGGTGTACGACGGGCTCGAGCATTTGCGTGGTTACATGCGCGAGTGGGACGAGCGCACGCAGACCTTCCGCAACCGACCCAAGCACGACCAGCATTCGCACGCCGCGGACGCGTTTCGTTACTTGGCGATAGTCGCGAAACCCGTTCCTTCCCATTCGTCAAGTGGTGATGCTACCATTGCCACGCGTAGCGTTGGCAGCTACGAATTTTGCCTGAACGACATTTTGGATTGTGGGCCAAAGAATTCGAGGCGAATCGGATGAGCAGCACAATCAGTACTCGGATCGAATCAACGAAGGATTTTGCCGACACTCCGACCGGCATGGCCGAGCGTTGGTCTACGGAGTTGGAGGCGGCGCAGAAAGAGCTGCAGCAGTTCCAGGACAAGGCCGACAAGATCACGCGCCGTTACCTCGACAAGCGTGACAATTTCCAGGAGGACGAGTCGCGCGTCAATTTGTTCTGGTCAACGACGCGGGTGTTGTTGTCGTTGCTTTATGCCCGTCCTCCGCGTGCATCTGTGGCGCGTTCGTTTTTGGACGCGGAGGACGACCAGGCGCGTGTGGCTGGGCAGATTATTCAGCGTTTGCTGAACAACTCGTTTGACGACAATGTTTCGACCTGGGACGCGGCGATACGCCAGGGCATTGAGGATTGGCTGATCGTCGGCATGGGGCAGTGCTGGTTGCGCTACGAGGTGCGGACGCAGCTCGAAGAAGTGCCTGCGCAGATCGACCCGCTGACCGGCGAGGAGTTGGTCCCGGCATCGACTTACGAGCGCATTGTCGATGAAGATGCGCCCGTCGATTACATCTACTGGCGGGATTTCTTCTACTCGCCCGCGCGCACGTTTGATGAGGTGCGCTGGGTAGCGCGGCGCGTGTACATGACGCGCGACCAGTTGGTTGCGCGTTTTGGCGAGGAGATTGGCAAGGCCGTTCCGCTGCAGAACATGCGACCGAAAGATTACAACGACAGTCAGCCCAGCAACGATCCCTGGTCGAAGGCGCAGGTGTTTGAGATTTGGTGCAAGGAAAACCGCAAGGTCTACTGGCTCGCGAAAGGTTTCGATGTCATCCTCGATGTCAAAGACGACCCGCTCGGGTTGGACAACTTTTTCCCGTGTCCCAAGCCGCTCGTTGCCAATGCCACCTCGAGCAATTTCATGCCGCGCGCGGACTACATCTTTGCCGAGGATCAGTTCAACGAGCTCGATGAGATCAACACGCGCATTTGTTGGTTGACGCGCGCCGCGAAGGTGGCCGGCGTGTACGACAAGAGTGCGGGCGATTCGGTTGGCCGCATGTTCCAGCAGGCGGCAGAGAACCAGCTCATCCCGGTGGACAACTGGGCGATGTTCTCGGAGAGCGGGGGCATTCGCGGCAAGATCGATTTTGCTCCCATCGAGCAGATCGTGGGTTGCATCGAACGTCTGCGCCAGTACCGGCAGGACAAGACGGTGCAAATTTACGAGGTGCTTGGCATTTCCGACGTGATGCGCGGCGCGTCACGCGCAAGTGAGACGGCTACCGCGCAGCAGATCAAGGCGCAGTTTGGTTCGACGCGTGTGCAGCTTCTGCAGTTCTACATTGCGGAGTGGGTGACGCAGGCGTTGCGCATCAAGGCCGAGATCATCAGCAAGCACTGGCAGCCTGACATCATTGTGCAGCATTCAAACATTCTGCGCACGCCGGATGCGCAGTTTGCGCAACTGGCAATCCAACTGATCAAAGACGAGCAGCTCGAGGAGTATCGCATTTCGGTCGAGGCCGATTCGATGGCGGCGATGGACTGGGCGGCCGAGCGTGATTCGGCGGTGCAGTTCATGCAGGGGCTGGGTGCATTTGTGTCGCAGGTTGCGCCGTTCACGCAGAGCACCCCTGGTGCTGGTCCGTACTTGCTGCGCCTGATGCAGTGGGCGGTTTCCAAGTTCCGCGTCTCGGGCGAGATCGAGGGCATTCTGGATCAGGCGGTTGGCGCGATGAACCAGCAGTTGCAGAACCCGCCGCAGTCGCAGCCCGACCCGAAACTGTTGTTAGAAGCCGAGAAGATCAAATCGAACGAGCGCATTGCGATGATGGAGACTCAGAGTGACGAGAAGGTTGCGGCGCTCAAGGCGACGATGGAATTGCAGAAGGTCGAGATGCAGGGCCGCATCGACCAGATGAACGCCCGTTTCGACCAGATCATGGAGTTGATGCAGTTGCGCACCAACAATTTGCAATACCAGGATTTGTCGAATGCGGTCGGTCAGTTGGCGCGGCGCGATGGTGCGCCTATGCGCGACCAGGCGGGCAACATTGCCGAAGTGCGCGGGGTGGCCGACGCGTCGATCGGGATGTCCGGCATCCCGCAATAAATCGTGAGATGAGCGTGGTATTGTTGAGCAATGGCAAACCCGTACATCATTGACGCGCTACGTCGGCGGGCAGAAATTTTTGCTTCGCTAGACAACCGCGACGATGCGGATTTAGCAGACATTGGAATTGATGTCGCCGCGGGTTTTGCGCCCGGCGTGGGCACTGCCTTGGCGCTGCGCGATTTTGAGCGCGCGCGTCGTGACGATGACAAGCTTGGTATGTTTTTAGCAAGTCTTAGTGGAGTGCCAATTGTGGGTGGCGTTCCGCGCACCATAATGATGGCGGCAAAAAAAGGCGGCAAAAAAGGTAAGAAAGCGATTGGTACAATTTTTGACGAGGTGAAAGATTACGACGAAGCAAAGCGCATGGCGTTACGCGGCGAGCATTTGAAACGCACGTCAGAGGGGAAGTATGTTGGAGCGCCAGCAGACGTTGACAGTCCGCAGAAGCTAGCACGCAATCGTGCCAACGCGTTGCGCAAAGTGGAAGAGGGCGCGTTTAATGCAAACTGGTATGACCGCGCCCGCGATGCCGCAATTGAAGTAGGGGGCGGTGATCCTGCAATGTCGTCAATGTTTGCTCGAGGGGGCGCGGCGTATAGCCCGCAAGCAACCCCCGAGGTCGAAATAGGCGCGCTATTGCGCCAACATAATGCCAAAGTGCTGCGCGGCGAAGATGCTGTGCCGCGTACAGGCGCTCAGTCGCGAAATGTTGCGCGCGCGTATACCGACGACGCGGGCGGCGGGTACAACATCGATCCAAGCGTCGTGCGTCTTGGCAAAAAAACTGGTCCGTATGCGGACGCCAAAGACCCCACGATTCCGTCTGAGTCGTTATACAAAACCGCAAATGACATTTGGCACGGCCGAGTTATGGGGTATGGCGACGATTTTTCCCGCGGGTTTACCCCGCAAGAACACGGTTTTTTGACAGGTGAAAATCTTGTCCTTGCCGAAGCTGCGCAACGTAAATTGGTTGGTCGTGACGTGTTGCCAGAAGGGTATCAATTTACGCCGCGGTCGGCGCAGGCTGCGACGTGGGGCGGGCAGCGACTTGCGAAATACAAAAACGATTACGACAAAGCAGTAGCAAAAGCGTTGCGTGCTGGCAAGCGACCGCCAAAAGCGCAAAGCGAAGAAGAGCTAATTGAACGTGCAAGGTATGGCATCGATTCAGCGGTGCCGCGTTATATGGCAAACGACACGTTTGAATTTGTAACGGGTGAAAACACCGGCCACTTGGCTGGACTCAACCGCGCTGACGAAGCGACGCGAACCGCGTACACCGACGCGATGGGTGAAGCGTATTTGCGCACGCCTACAGGCGCCATGCGCGACCCAATCTATGACTCGTTCCAAATGTATCAGCGAGAAGCGTTGCCGACGCGCGGAACATACATTAATTCGGCTGGCGAACTTGAGACTAATCCAGGCTTTACCGCTCGACCGTTAGTCAGTTTGCGCCCGTCAGACTTGGGCACGACGGCGTCTGGCAAACCAAGACGTGGCGGCGCAGAAATGGTGCCAGAAGACACACGCGCAATTCGCTATGCGGCGGCGTTACGAGGATTGACGACAGGCCAAGAGGCAACTGGTTTCAACAAATTTACGCCTGTCAGTAGCAGCATGAAAGGATTTGAGAAAACTGGAGCCCGTTACACTGCAAGCAACGCTGACGATCTAGAAACTGCTCGTAGGGCCTTTGAAGATCAAGGGCTTGATGTAATCCAAGTCGGGGATGGTTTGCACGTTGTTCAGTTTCCTCCAGAAGTTGGGCCCCCAACTCCAGGCACTGTTATTCAAAAACGCGTCAAAACGGCGAGCAAAAATTTACCAGGCGAAACAGTAGTTGGGCGCGCGGAGACGGGTCTTGAAGTAATTCCTTGGACCTCGCAGCAAGGCACTGGCGAGACAACGCGAGCCGTTCTTGAGCGACTTGTTAACAACCCTGATTACGCAGTGAAAGACGCAGCAAAGCGTATTGATGCGGGGCGCTTCCGCAAAACAATGAAACCTATGA